AATGGAGCATTATGTTTTGGAGATGATGGAAATAATTGTATTGGTTATGTTAATTATGCTCACAATGGAAACCATTTAGATTTTGGAGTTAATGGAAGTGAGAGAATGAGGATAACTTCTGGAGGATATGTTGGAATTGGTAATTCTGTAACACAACCTGGTAATGCTTATTTAACAGTTAAACCAACATCTACAAGTGGAAGAAATATTGCAATTTATACAAGTGGTTCTGTTGGAAATAATGCAGGAATATTTTTCAATGCAACTGAAGGTGCAGGAAATTTAGCAGAAATTAAAGGAGAATATGTAGGTACAAACTCTGGTCATTTAAAATTCAGTACATCTATGTCAGAACGTATGCGTATCAACTCAGCAGGAAAAGTATTAATTAATACTACTGTTTCTGATAATGGAAATGTTGTTTCTAGTGGTAATGGTACTTCTGGTAATACAGCTTGTTATGGTCTTGTAAGAGGTTCTTTTAAATCAACATTAGGAATGGATAGTGTTGGTAACATGAATATAAGAAATTTCTCTGGTGAAATTTATGTAACAGATGGTGCAGGAAACTCTACAACAATTTCTCCTCACAACTTTAGTGTTATACCAGATGGCGCTTCAGAAGATTTAGCTTGGTCTTACTATTCTAGAAATGGAGATTCAGAAAATGATTTTGATAACACTAAATATATTTCAGCAGACATAACTAAAGTTATTAGAAAAGTTGAAAATCTTACTGGAGATAAATTAATTTATACTGGAACTGGTTCTACTGATGATGGTTCAACAGTTTCACAAAATATAATTCAAGACTTAATAACAAGAATTGAAAGTTTAGAAGCAGAAGTAACTGCTCTAAAAAACCAACCATAATAAGGAGAAAATAATATGAGTACAACATACGAATGGTCGTTTCCTAATTTTGAAACAGACGCAGACAATAAAGTAAAAACAATTCATTGGAGACTTACAGCAGTTGATGGAGATAACTCTGCATCTATGTATGGTACTGATGGTCAATCAGAATTAGACTTTGACACTATGAGTAAAGAAGATGCTATAGCTTGTGTATTAGAACATTCAGATACTACTGAAGCTGATATGAAAGCTAATCTTGATGCACAAATTGCATCACAGAAAGCACCTACATTAACATCAAAAACGAAAGAGTGGTAATACATGAACTTTAAATTTGACGACAAAGATTACGATAGCGAAAAGTTATCTGATAATGGCAAATTATATTTAGGTAAATTGCAACAAATTCAAGTAAAACAACAACAGTTAAACTTGGAAATGGCAGATGTAAATATATTACAAAATCATTATTCTGATCTTTTAAAAAATGAACTTCCTAAAAATGAGGAAGCTAAAGAAGATAAAGCAAAAGATAAAAAAGACTAATGCCTAAGAAAAGCCCTGCTTCTAAGTTTGCTGACGTAGCAACGGGAGTAAGGCTTTCCTCACACGAAAAACTTTGTGCTGAACGCATGAATAATATTCTTAAATCAATAGAAGAAATGAAAAAAGAAGTTAAAGATTTAAGGCAGGACGTTTCTAAAGGAAAAGGAGCAATTTCTGTACTTGTATTTTTAGGAACAATAATTTTAAGTTGTATAGGTTTTTTTAAGTTTAATGGCTAAGAAAGCAAAGAGTTTTGTACCCCACGAAAGAAAACCAAAAAAAACAAGTCAAGCTACTAATCCTAGTAGAATTAAATGGTCTTCAATGAACAAATCAAAAAGAAGGCAACATAAAAAATGAAAATAGCTTTACTAATGATTTTGTGTAGCACAGTTGCAAACACTTGTTTAGATCCAGCACACGTTAAAACTTATGATGATAATTTTAATTGTATGTTGAATGGACATAAAGAAGCAATAAATAAAATCGAAGAAATGGGTCAATATCAAATTAACGAGTATGGCATTTTTATAAAATTTAAATGTCAAGAAATAGAAACTAAGGAGAGTTAAATGGCAAGACGAGGATTATACGCAAACATAAACGCTAGGAAAAAAGCAGGAACTTCTAGATCGAAATCTAAAAGTACAGTTTCTCCTAAAGCGTACGCAAGAATGAAAGCAGGTTTCCCTAAAAAGAAAACAGCATATGGCTAGAAATTACAAAAAAGAATACCGAGAATATCAAGGTACTTCTCAACAGAAGAAAAATCGTGCTAAACGAAATTCTGCGAGAAGAAAGCTTATGGCAGAAGGTTCTGTTCACAAAGGTGATGGTAAAGACGTAGATCACAGAGATGGCAACCCTCAAAATAATGTTAGAGCAAACCTAAGAGTAACTTCAAGAAAACTAAACAGAGGTAAATATCGTGTGGCTTAGTGCAATAAAATTAGCAATGAATGCAGGTACTCATATCTACAAGAAAAAACAAGAAACTAAAATGATGATGGCTAATGCTCAAGCATCTCACGCAGAAAAGATGGCTAAGGGCGAAATAGAATATTCAGGAAAACTTTTAGAAGCTAGACAATCGGACTGGAAAGACGAGGCCGTTTTAATAATTTTAACATTGCCAATTTTGGTAATTGCTTGGGGAGTATTTTCAGACGATCCAAACGCATCTCAAAAAATAAAAGAGTTCTTTGATCAATTCCAACAGCTCCCGTCATGGTTCACAAATCTTTGGATCCTTGTCGTGGCATCGATATATGGAATCAAAGGAACACAAATATTTAAGGGAGGAAAAAAATAATGTTTAATTTAATAAAATTTAAGCTTTTAAATTGGTGGGATAAAGAGTGTAAAAAGATAGAAGAACTTTGGACTTTTAAATATCCTAAACCTAAAAAGATAAAAAAAGTTAAATCTCCAGATAATAGAATGAACTTTCCTTTAGAAGAAAATACTTGTCCAACTTGTCATAAAGATTTTGGCTGTGTATGTAATGACTAAAAAAACTAACACAGCATTGATTGCGTTACTTGGTACAATACTTTTGGGTTTATCAACCTATGTGTTAATAACTATTGTTGAACTACAGGTTCATGTAGGAATGTTAACAGAAGAAATTATGTCAATTGATAAACAAATAGGAAGAATTTATAACCACATGGATAGATTAACTAAATGACTTTAAAAGCACATCAGTCTCCAAGTGGTGGATTGAACGCAAGAGGTAGAGCTTACTTTAATCGTAAAGATGGTTCTAACTTAAAAGCACCTACTAAAGATAAAAAATCTAAAAGACGTAAATCGTTCTGTGCTCGTATGAGTGGGGTTCGTGGTCGTATGACTGATGAGAAAGGAAGACCAACAAGAAAAGCTTTAGCTTTGAGAAAATGGGATTGTTAAATAATTATGAGTAGAAAATTAAAAGCACTAACAAAAGAACAAATGAATACACTTAAAAAACATTCTGTGCATCATTCAACAAAACATATTAACATGATGAAAGATCAAATGAAAAAAGGAATGTCATTTACAAAATCACACAAAATGGCTCAATTAAAAGTAGGAACTTAATTATGAGTGAAAATAATACAGAAAAAAAATTAGGAGAATTGCATCAGCAATTAACCGAAAAATTACTAGAAAAAGTAAGGGATCCAGAAGTTAAATCTGCGGATCTAAATGTCGCTAGACAATTCTTAAAGGATAACAACATAGATTGTATGCCTGCCGAGAATAACTCTATGTCAAAACTAGCTGAGGAGCTCCCATTTAAGCTCTCTGACGTTATACAAGGCAAAGACGACTATAAACAATAAAGAGGAATCTCAGGCCATCTGTGGCTGATTAAAAGGTATAAAATGAAAGAAGTAACCCAAGATTTCAGGAACTTCCTGTATCTGGCTTGGAGACATTTGTCTCTGCCTAGTCCTACCCCCGTACAATTTGATATAGCTGATTACTTACAAAATGCACCTAGAAGGGCTGTTATCCAAGCATTTAGAGGTATTGGTAAGTCATGGATATGTAGTGCCTTTGTATGTTGGAACTTGTTGAGAGATCCACAATTAAAGTTTCTTGTGGTGTCAGCAAGTAAAACAAGAGCAGATGATTTCAGTACATTTACAAAAAGACTAATTACTGAGATGGACATACTAAAGCACCTTACACCTAGAGCAGACCAAAGGGGAAGTAATGTTTCCTTTGATGTGGCCTTAGCGAAAGCCGCTCATTCTCCATCAGTTAAATCAGTTGGTATCACGGGACAACTAACAGGTAGTAGAGCAAACTTTATTATATCTGATGACTGTGAAAGTTTAAATAATAGTTTAACCCAAACTATGAGAGATAAACTAACTGACAATGTTAAAGAGTTTGAAGCTGTCTTATCTCCACAGGGTAAAATCATATTCTTAGGTACCCCACAATCAGATATGTCCGTGTATAATGATTTAGGAAGTAGAGGATATGAAACTAGAATATGGACTGCACGTATGCCTGAATCTACTAAACTAGTCAGATATGATGGAAAGTTAGCACCTTATATTATTGAACAAGATTTAAATGAATATGAACCAATAGATCCTAAGAGATTTGATGATTTAGATTTAAAAGAACGTGAGGCTAGTTATGGTCGTTCAGGTTTTGCTTTACAGTTTATGTTAGATACAACTTTATCTGACAAAGAAAGATACCCTCTTAAGTTAAGTGATTTAATAGTCATGGATATTAATAATGACATAGCACCAGTTAAAGTTGCTTGGGCTGGAAGTCCTGAGTATGCTTGTGAAGATTTACCCTCAGTAGGTTTTACTGGAGATAAATACTACAAGCCTATGTTTAAATCAGAAGACTTCGGAGATTACAAAGGATCTGTAATGGCCATTGATCCTGCGGGCAGGGGTCAAGATGAATTGGGAGTTGCCATCGTAAAACAATTAGGTGGTAATCTATACGTGCAAAGTTGCATGGGGCTTAGTGGTGGGTACACAGAAAGTAATCTAACTAAGATTGCTACAATGGCAAGAGATGCTAAAGTTAATGTTATTATAGTTGAGAGTAACTTTGGTGACGGTATGTTTACTCAACTATTAAAACCTGTAGTCCAAAGATACTACCCTTGTACTATAGAAGAAGTTAATCATACGAAACAAAAAGAATTAAGGATAATTGATACTTTGGAACCTGTGATGAACCAACATAGGTTGGTTGTAAGTCCACAGTTAATAAGACAAGACTTTGATACTAAGGATCCTAACTACCAATTATTTTACCAATTAACTAGAATAACTAAGGACAGAGGTTCATTAAGAAATGATGACCGACTAGATGTCTTATCTATTGCTGTAGCCTATTGGGTTGAACAGATGGCAGTAGACAGCGAGAAAGAAGTTATTAGTCATAGAGATGATCTCTTGAGGAAAGACCTAGAGAGTTTCTTAGATGGTACTCTAGGACGTAAACCAAGAGGCGACACTTGGATATAAGACAATCAGGGCTACAACTAATACTAGATAAACCCCTATAGTATATACTTAAGTATTCTTATAGTGTTATCTATAAGTATTATTAGTAGTATATACACTATTAGATAACACATATGTATATTCACTAGGTATACACAGTGGAGAAGTAGAACTATATGTTGTTGCACATATGACTACTTCCCTAGTTTTTACAAGAAACCTTAAATAAGCTATATTTGGCGTAAGGTCTTAGCGACAGGGTTTGGTCGTCAGCTTGTAGATAGTCTTGATGTCAATACTTTTGTTACAAAAATTTGAATGGGTATCTTGATTACATTAACTATCAAAAAACCCCCGTACAACCAAAGGTTGTACTCTAAGAAAACTCGTTAAAAAGTGACAATTAGCAACAAACTACACAAAGGATATAACATCTTTAGTGTTTATTATTGGTATTGGTTGTTTTTATTGGTGGTGGGTTGTTTAAGTGACAAGGCGTATCTGTTTTTTTTCGTTTAGTCGTTAAGCGGTCTTATGGTTTGGACACATAAAACCGCTTATTGAAAATAGCTACCTGCAATTATTTATATCGTTATGATTAATACAATTAGAATAAATACAAATATTACTGAACAATAGTAATTAAGATCACTCATAAGGTTATTCACTCTCTAGGTTGATTGGTTGACTTTCAAAATTAAAACTAGTTTGAGGTGTGTATTCTCTTATGTTTACCGCTCTAACTGATTTAAGCCTTAAAGGTGTTGCGAGTTTTAAAGTAGGTATATTATAAGAAATATTATTAAATCTCTTTTTATACTTTAATTCAAAACTCTCAATGGGTCTTAATGTTTTATCAATAGCTGAATTTGTAAACCTACTATTGAACTCATTAAGAATAGAATAATCGGAACTGTTAACCGATACCCATTTTAAATAGTCGTTAACATCTGTCTTTGAGTTACAACTATTCGACTTTACATAAGTACATAGTGAGTGAATAAACTCTAAGTACCTATATATAGTTTTAGCGGATAAATTGCCCTTGAATATTCTAAACTCTAATGTTTTTTCTAAGGTAACATTTATCGCACTTGCTCGCTCTAAACTATAACGATGCTTATTAAAATAAGTTATAT